TCGACTGGATGGAGTACGACGTCTGCCCTTCGGGGCCGATGACGACCTTCGTGTTCAAGGGGTTCACATAGTCGCGGATGACGTTCTCCACATAATCCTGATATGCGATGTCCCACTCCCGGACGAGGACCTGAACATCGTCGCCCCTGCGGACCGCTTCGTGAGTGTAGCCCCAGACACGCTCCATGTCGGTGAACGTGCCGCTGATCCTCAGGATGGGGTAACGGACAGTCTTCAGCTTCTCCCATGTGAGCAGAAGCAGGGTCGCGGGATCCTCGCAATCCTCAAAAATGACAATGTTCTGCCTCGGGCGCTTGTTCCCGGTGGGGCCGCGTCCAAACCTTGCCGTCGCGGCGGCGTCTTCGACGTAGAGTTGGCCCAGAGGCTTGTCTACGGGGTCCCCGCGCGAGGTTGACCACTCGACTTCCTCGAAGGTGATGCGGCGGCCATAGGTGGCCTCTCCGGCTTCATTCTCGCCGACTTCTTCGCCTTTGCCCCGGCCATAAAGCCGGGTATAGACGCCGGACCTGTCCTCGGTGATGTCAAAGGCGGTCATGTCCTTGCCGGTGTCGAAGGTCCGGCCACGGGATGCCCCAGCCCTTGCCTTGACGGAGACATATCGTTCAGTAATGATGCCGTTCGAGACGGTGATCCCGAAATAGTGAGCGCAGCCGGTGACCTCGCGGATGGTGTCAAGGGCTTTCCATGCGTTCGTGTAGTAGAACAGTTCCGTGATCGTGGTGTCCACGGTCTCGGTGGACTTCATGATCCAGCGGGTGTCCTCGATGACCCTCTGCGTCGCATATCCGGCTTGTGCTCCAGACACGGCCTTGCCGGTGATGACTTCATCCAGCAGTTCGGCCATTGCCGCAGATTCAGCGGACAGTTTGATCGTGGCGAGGCCATTCGAGGACGATGCTTTGAAGGTCTTGACCTCCCATAGGGTCAAAAAGCCATCAATGTCCTCAAATGCGACATGGTAGCAGTCCGACCACTCGAACGGGACATCGCTGACAAATTCCAGTTCGGCGGTATAGCCCGCCTCGTTCACTTGGCAGGTCTCCGCACTCTCCAGAATGCCGATGATTTTCTCGTCCGCGTCAAAGAAAAAGAATTGCATGTCCATTTCGATTTATCGCCACCTTTCGGACCACGTGATCGCTGCAGCGGGGCCGGTGATGATGTGGGGGCCGGGTTCCAACGCAAAGAATCGGGATTCAAGGTTGATCTGTGACTTGATCGATTCCCCGTTCAGTTCCACGGCCCCGGTCTCGGTGTTGATGGTGAGGGTGCCGACTCCCACGGTGCCGGTCAGGCCGATGATTCGAGAGCCGTCAATCGTCCATGTGGGAGCAGTCAAGGCTGTGGCGATGGTCGCGGTGATCTTGAAGTCTGCCCCCACGTCCCCGCCCACATTGAACGCGCTGCCGGTGTTGGCAGCGCGTTCGGCCCCGATGAAGTAGGGCGAAAAGGCGGTAAAGGTCAGGTCGATGGGTTCGTAGAAGTCCCGCATGGACAGGTCTGTCATTTCGGTCAGGACGGCCATCAAATAGCCGTTGGTCCTTCCGGGAAGCACCAGACGGGCGGGCTGCGAAGATGCAGCCCATGCCCGCAGGCGGTTGTAATAGGTGAGGGCTGCATCCTGGTCAAGGGGCAGCTCCACAGAGACCTTCACGTTTCGGATGCCGTCGCGGGTCTTGGCAAATACGGAGCCTGCTCCCATGCCGCGATCCTGATAGAGGGCCGAAATGGAGATCGGCCCGACGACAATATCAATGACGTGGGCGTTCGGGACGGACCTGTCCAGCTCGCGCCCATTGAATACTATTCGTTCAGACAACCGGGACAAGTCCACCCCTCCTGTTCAAGTTGGTCGTTTTGTTGGCCTGCCGTTCGCTGACGGTCGGCTCCGTGAGTCTGCCGACTTCTTCGCCGTCCATTTCGATTTTCAGGCCCTTCATTTTGTCGGCGATGATGCCGGCGAAAGCCTCTGCGACTTCCTCGGCGGTCGGTCCGTTGGCCGTGGCGGCCTGCGTGTGGAACTGGCTTATCGTGGCCCCGGTGCTGATGCTTCTGTTCTGGCCGTCAACGGCCAGATTCAGTTTTTGCACGAGTTCCAGAGCCTTTGTCGGAGACAGTAGAGATGCAAGGGTCTTGTTGACCTTCGGTCTCGTGTCCTCGATACCTTCGGCGAGGCCGATGCCGAGATTTCGACCGATGACCTCGCGCATGACCTTCGACGGCGAGTGGATGCCGAACACGCCCTTGATGCCGTTCAGGATGCCGGACGCAAAGCCCTTGATCTGATTACCCAGCCATCCAGCCTTGTCCTTGATGCCGTTCCAGAGGCCGGTCACGATGTTGCTGCCGATGGACAGAACATTCGACGGGAGTTTGCCGAAGATGTTCGTCACAGTGGAGCAGATGTTACTCCATGCACTGGAGGCCGTAGACTTGACGTTGCTCCATGTGTTGGACAGGGCGTTCTTGACGTTGTTCGCCGCGCCGGAGATTGTCGTCGTCATGCCGTTCCAGACGGTCGCGGCGGTAGACTTCAATCCGTTCCACGTGGTCGTGATGGAGGTCTTGGCGGTGTTCCATGCACTGACCGCCTTATCCTTGGCGTTCGTGGCTGCATTGGAGACCGTCGTCGTGATGTTGTTCCAGACGTTGCTCGCCGTGGACTTGATGCCGTTCCATACGTTCGTGATGGTGCCCTTGGCCGAATTCCATGCAGACGTGACCTTGTTCTTGACGTTCTCGGTCGCGGTGCTGATAGTAGAGGTTATTCCATTCCAGACCGTTCCGGCTGTACTTTTGATGTTGTTCCACGTGTTCGTGGCGGTGGTCTTGATGGAGTTCCATGCCCCGGTCAAGTAGCTGGATACCTTTTCGACCGGTCCCTTGATGACAGGCGGCAGGTTGTCCCATATGGATTTCACCCCGGCCTTGATGCCCTCCCATGCGGAGACTATCGGGCCTTTGCCGCTTTGGGATGCTGAAACAGCGGCGTCCTTGGCCGCGTTCCATGCGGTCGATGCCGTGCCCTTCAGATAGTCCCACGTTTGGGTGACCCCGGTCTTGATGCTCTCCCATGCGCCCACGATGGCAGTCTTGCCGCCGTTGATGATGTTCGTGATCGTGCCGGTGATGCCTGTCCAAACGGTTGAAGCGGTATTCTTGATCCCGTTCCATGCGTTGGTCAGTACGCCGGTGATGCCCTGCCATGCGGTTTGGGCGGCGTTCTTGACACCCTCCCATATGCCGCTGAACAGGTTGACGATGCCGCTGATTGCACCGCCGATAAGGTTCTTGACCCCGTTGACAAGGCCCTCCACGAGCGCCCCGCCGATTTCAGCAAATACGGTGCTCGGGGAGTGGATTCCGAACAGGCCCTTGATCGCGTCGATGATTCCCTTGAAGAATCCCACGACAGACTGAACCGCCGAACTGATAGCCTGCCCGATGCCCTGAACGAGGCCCATCACGAGGTCCGCGCCAGCTTTCAGGAATTGCGGTACACATTGGATGATCGCTTGCACGATCTGGACGATCAGCTGCGGAATCATCCTGACGATGGTCATTATCATCGACGGCAGGTTGGATGCCAGCGATGAAATGAGGTTGCCGACGCATGCGATCAGGGACGGGAGGCTCTGGCCGATGGTCGACAGTATGGTCGATATGATCGTCCCCAGATTGGAGACCAGACCGCCGATGATCATCGGGATCGATTCGACCAGACCATTAAAGAGCATGACGCCCGCCTGAATGATCTGCGGGACCGCTGCGGCGAGTGCCTGAACGATGGCCGTTATGATCGAGGGCAGGGCAGCCACAAGTTGGTTGATGATCTGGGGAATTGCCTGCACGAGGCCCTGAAAGAGGGTCACGCCGGCCTGTACGATTTGCGGAAGTGCGCCAGCGAGACTGCCAACAATCGCCTGAATGACAGACGGCAGGGCGCTCGTCAATGCAGATATGACAGTCGGGAGGGCCTGAACGATGCCAGACAGGAGAGAGACGCCCGCCTGTACAATCGTATTGAGGTTGTTCATCAGGTACGAGACAATCGCCTGAATGATCTGCGGCATAGCTGCAGAAATGGCGCTGCAAATCGGTCCGATGTTTTGAACCAGAGCAGACAGGAGTGTTTGACCGGCCTGTGCAATGTTTGCATTTGCAGTATTCAGGCGCTCCATGATCCCCTGAATGATTTGCGGGACCGCCGCTCCAATATGGGTGATGATTTCCGGCAGCTTCTGAACGAGTGCGGTCAGGAGATTCATGCCGACCGTGGCGATGACCTCGGCCTTCGTTATGAAGAAATTGGCAATCGCGGTGATGATCCCCGGCAGTCGGTCCACCAGACCGGGCAGCCCGGCGATGATGCCCTCGCCGAATGCCTGAATAATCTGTCCCGCCGTCTGTACAAACTGGGCCTTTGCGTTCCAGATGGTTTGTGACAGGGTGGCGCAGACCTGCATCGCCCTCGGGACCAGACCGGGCAGCGCGGAAGAAATTCCGTCGCCCAGCGATTGCATGATCGAAATGGCCGCCTGTCCGAGTTGCGGAATAGCCGTCTCCAGACCTGTCAGAAGGGCCTCGACGATTTGCCTCGCGGCGTCGATGATGCTCGGGATGGATTGCGAAAGTCCATTGACAAGGCCCGTCACCAGACTGACCGCCCCGGACACCATCTGCGGGACATATGACAGGATGAAGGAAAGAGCCTGCGCGAGGCATTCGCCCAGAGCAGCGGAGAATCCCTCAAATCCGGCATTGTTGAAAGCGTCGTTCAGCTTGGTCACCATGTCGGTGCCGGTCTGTACGACCTGCCGCGCAAAGCCGGAAATAGACTCGTAAAGGGACAGGTACAGGGCTTCGACCGCCGATCCCCATCTTTCAAGGTCGCCGGTCAGGTTGTCCTTCATGGTGGCGGCCATGTCTGCGGCCGCCCCGTCACAGTTGCGGAGTCCGTTTTCGTAGTTATTGAGTTCATCCACGCCGGCATTGAGAATCATATTCATGCCGGTGATGGACCGGGCCGTGAAGGTCGTACTCAAAGCGGCAGACCGTTCAGCGGTTCCCATTCCATCGGTGGCGGCGGCGACATCGGCTACAATGTCGTTGAAGTCGCGGAAGTTGCCCTCCGCGTCCATGACGGCGACGGCAGTATCACCGATCATGATCTTGCCGTCTTCCATCTTGTTCGTGATGTCGCGCATGATCGCCGACATGGCCGTGCCAGCTTCCGATCCTTTGAGGCCCTGATCCGCGAGGACCATCAATGCGGCCGTGGTGGTTTCGACATCCTGACCAGCGGCGTGCATGTTGGCCGCGCAGTTGCTCCATGCCTCGGTAAGCTGCTGTGCGGACGTGTTTGCCGTGGCCTGTGCGCTTGCCATCAGGTCGGCAAGGTGCGTCGCATCCTTGGCCTCCAGACCGAACGCGGACAGGTTGTCGGTGACCGCGTCGGAGGCTTGCGCCAGATCCATGCCGGAGGCTGCGGCCATGTTCAGGACGCCCGGCAGGGCGGCGATGGATTGATCAACATCCCAGCCTGCAAGGGCCATGTACTTCAAAGCGTTGGCGCAGTCCGTGGCTGTGTACTGGGTTGATGCGCCCCATTGCTTTGCAGTATCGGCCAGCCTCATCAGTTCCTCGCCGGTGGCCCCGGAAATTGCCTGTACCTCCGACATGGCGGCCTCGAACGTCTTGCCGACGTCAAAGACCCTTTTGAACTCACCTTCGACAGCCCTCGCGGCCGTCGCAAGGCCCTTCGCGGCAAGATTGCCGAGTGCAATCATGCCGGTGTTTAGACCTGTCTGGTCTATCTCGGTATCGATCTTAATAGTTCCGTCAGATGCCATACAATCACTTTCTTTCGGTGGATTGCACGGCTCAACGGCTCATAGTGCTATTTTTCCTGTTTTCCTTTTTTGATGATGATCTCAAACTCCCGGCCACATCCTCGGGTGCATTTGACGAATACACCCCGGCATTCAGCCCGGTCGGTGTGGATGGAGTGCTTCGCGCCGCAGTACGGGCATAGGGTCCAGTCCCGGCGCATGACTGGAATCGTGATCTTATTATCCACGTGGCAGACCTCCCGAAAAAGCGTTGCCCGCCATGCTGACCTTCTGTTCGCTGGTCATGTTGACGTGCAAGGCATATTTCCGTTTCAGTTCCGCATAGCGGTTTCGCGTGTCCTTATCCTTGATCTTCGACAGGTCCACAGAGCGATAGCCGATGATCTTCACGATCTGGTTGTCCTCGTGTAGCCCCTGAAACATTGCCATGAATTTCCACCAGTGCAGATATTCGATTTCGTTCAGGTCCACCCCGTACTGTGACAGGAAAGCCGCGTAAATGAGTTCGGCGTCCTCCTGAAAGTCATAGACCCGCTTCGCCGGTGGCTGTCGTTCCGGCTTTGAATCGTCCTCGGGCTGCTGCTTTCCCCTGCGCCTGCGTCTTGGTTCCTGTTTCGGAGTGTGGCCGCAGGCATAAAAGAATTGCAGTTGCTTGGCCGTTTCGTCCGGGTCGGTTGGTATGTCGTCAAGGAAAAATAGGTCGATGATCTCCATCGCCTTTTCCGTTTCCGACATGGTGGAATCCAGCAGCATGAGTTCGAACATTATCATGGTTCTGAAATCCGTGTCAATGGAAAAAGACCTGCCGTTGACGATTATCGTCTCGGGCAGGTCGTCGATCAGGATATTGAACGGGCGATCAGTTGCGGCGGCGGTTTGCATTTCTGGTTACCTGCCGCCTCTGCGCCCTATTTTGCGGGGCCGTGAACCGATTCATGAGGGCTGCCCGTCGCCTGATGAAGTCGGAGTTCTGGCCGTCGATAAAGAGAAGGAACGACTCGTAAGCGTTGTCGCAGTTCCTCATGCTGCGCTTTTCACCGAGAATATCGTCCCCAGCGCCCTCGCCGAAAACATCGTCGAACATGTTGCGGAACAGCTTGTCATAGGCGATGATCATTTCGGTCATGCTGCCGTTCTTGGGCTGTGCCTTTTCAGCTTCAGCGAACCGCTTCATGCAGTCCTCGAAGTGCGCGGCGTCGTCGGCGTCGCCCACATCGAAGGAAAATTCAAAGCCGTTATACTTCCAGATGGTCACATCGTCAGAAGAAACGGCCTCCTGTTCTTCGAATACTTCTTCGGGTTCGGTGACAGGGTTCAATTCCCGGATATTGTCATTCTGGCTCATTGGCTCATATCTCCTTTACTGATTGATGGTCGGTCGGGTTAGGTGGACGCCGTGAATTCGGTGCCGTTGAAGGTGCCGACAACAGCGTCGCCCGCGGCGCGGAAAGAGCCGGAGTAGATCAGCGCGTCGGTGCCCTCGCCCTTCTGGTTCGGGATGATGGCATAGGTCCGCTTATACGCCTTGTAGGCGTGGGTGGTGCCGCTGCCACTGTCGTCGAACTTGTTGACGTTCAAAATCTCCACCTGCGCGTCTGTGCCGGTCAGTTCGCCGTCAGTAACCTCGATGATCTTGGCGATGACATCGTTCTCGGTGTAGGTGTCGGTCTGATATTCGATCTGGTTCGAGTAGCCCACGACATCGGTGCGCTCGGACTTGTCCGAAACGTACTTGCGGGAATACTCCTGCGGGTTCTTGCCCTCGGTCAGGTTGGTGAAACCTTCGCCGATCAGGGACCAAACAGGAGAAGAGGCAGTGCCAGTGTTCATGTAGCTCTCAAACTCATACCTCATTACGAGCTTGGAGACGGCGGGAGTGGGATCAGGCATGTTTTCAATCCTCCTTTATACAGATTCGTGGTAGTTGAGAGAGAAAAGCATCTGCAAGTCCTCCGTGTCGTCGTCGATGACGGCAACGGTGGGCGGTGATTCCTGCTGGAATTCAGTCGCCTTGCGCTTCAGGCCCAGATCGGGCAGCGGGCTTTCCTTGATCCAGTTTGCGAGGTCTTCGAGGGCCTGCCTTGCCTCCTTCTTTGCCGCCGTATCGGCCATTTCGGTCCGGTAGTAGATGGCAAAGGAAAAGATGGCAATAAACGAGCCGTTGACATACCTCTTGACGATCTGGGAGCCTTGCAAGGGCTGAAGCATGACCGCAGGACCTTTGTTCGGAAGGTCGTCCAGTTTGAACGGACCCGGCTTCTTCGGCCACTTGTTGAGAAAATCCAGCATCTTGTTTGCGACTGCCGTCGTCGATGCAAAAGCCGAAATATTCATACACGGCCTCCCTTCATCATCTGCTGCGTTCCAGAAATCCAATGCTTTCCGCGGGATGCCTTGCCCTTCTCGAACCATTGACGGCACGCCAGCGGGTGCTTATCCTTGGAGAACTTGAAATTCCCATAGTAGCACTTTGCGGCATAGGAGGCGTTATAGACCACCTGACCGCTTCCGAGACGTGTTCCTCTCTGGCCGGATCGTGCAAGGTTGCCTGTCCGCATAGGGACGTATGGATCGCAGTCCTTCAGGACCTCGTTGTCAAGCCACTGCTGCGCTCTGGCATAAATGGGCTTGAATCGGTTGACCGTGTATGCGGGATTGGTTTTCAAAGTGATCCTCAAACGGCATGCACCTCCCAATGCCACATGCGCGGTGTCCCAGCTTTCCTCCTGGTCACAGATGTGATCCTTCGACTTTTCGCGGGGGGCGATGTTGCCGTGGTCGCGTCGTAGGGTACGACATACGGCTGTTCGCCGTTATCGGCCTTTGGGTTATAGCCGTCACGAATGACCTTGAAGATGGCTTCACAGGTGGCGGCGATGTCCAACTCGGCTCCGCCCGCGGTGACTTTGGAATCACGGTCAAAGGCGTACAGGGTTATGCTTTCCGATGGGGCATATCCATCGCCGGACTTTGCCGCGCCGGTGGATGCCCTACAGAAAACATGGTCGAACAGATAGACCTCATACTGCATTTTCCCGCCGAAGTCTTCACCCTTCGGAATGAAAACCGTCGCGGTATCCTGCAACATTCTACGGGTAGCCATTGTCAATCACCGTCCCCCGGTAGGCCCACACAGAATAGAGGCCCGCCCGCTGGAGCATTGCCAGCGTCAGCGCGTGAATCGGAATACCATGCAGGGAAAGGCCATGCGAGGAAGACGCGGAGGCCATCGAGCCGGACGAAACAGAGTAATCGCCCAGCGATTCGGAATCAAGCTGCCCGGTCATGAATCCGTTGACAGCATCCATGCCGCCCTGTTCGTAAAGGTATTCGACCTCGTAGCAGTTGGCCCGTTTCAAGAGGGTCAGTTCTTCCTCTGTGAGGGATTCAAGGTCTATCTTGACATTGACGATGCTGTCGACGACATCGGCGGCCACATCTGCAAGCCGCAGAAATTCCTTGTCGGCGATTTCTTCGCCGTGGAAAGTGTCGACATAATAGGTCTTGTCGATATAGGCCACAATCTCACCTCCTGTATTGATTACTTGGAGGCGGTAGCCTTGGCCTTCTTGGACTTGGCGGGTTCGGTCTGCTGCGGTTCGGGTTCGTTCACTTCGGCGGGGTCTTCCGCGCTCGGGTTAAGCTGGCGAAAGAGTTCATCGCGTTCGGTGGTCAGTTCGACGATCCTGTCGGCCTGCAGGTTGATGTCGTCCTCCAGTTCCTTGATGCGGTTGTTCGCCGCTTCGATGGACTTGGACAGCGCCACCTTGTAGGCCTCCAGTTCCTCGATCTTCTTCATGGCCGCAGGGTAGTCCATGGCCTTCGGTTCCGTGATGACGTTGCCGCGATTGTCAATGACGGCGTATCCCTCATTGAGATACGCCGCCACGTCCTCGTCACGGACAACGATTTCACGGTTCCCCCGTAACAATCGCGTCATGTCCGTTTACCTCCTGATTAGGCGGCCTTGCTGGTGATGGTGCCGCTGCCGGAGGCATAGACACGACCGTCAGCATCGGTCACCAGAATGGTGATCTTGTAGCCGTTGGTGATGTTCAGGACGGTGGTATTCTTGCCATCCCACGCGGTCCACTCGCTGTTGTTGGTCGCAATCTCGCCATAGGCCAGAGCGGTCGGAGTGGTGGAGGCGTCAACGGCATAGAAATACTTGCTGCCCGGCTTCACGTTGGTGGAAACGGGGGCGGTCATGGTGATCAGGGTGTCACCGACCGCAGCATCAGCCGCGGTGTTGGCCGCGCTGGTGAAGGTGGCAGCACCAGACGCCAGATCATCCACAAGGAACTCGATGCCATACTGCTTGTTCGGCAGGATGAAAGCATCGTTATAGGATTCCTCGAAGTACATCCACTTGCCCTCGGACACGGTGGACGGAGGATCGAGGGAAACGAAGTCGTATTCCTCGGGAGTGATGACGGAGGACGGATGCACGAGGAACATCTGAATCTGCTTCGCGGAGGCGCCCGGAACAGCGCCCACGGTGAAGTCATAGACGGTCTTCATGCTGTCGGACGGGACTTCCTCGACCGTCACGTTGTCGATGGAGGCAAGTGCCCGCTGGATGGCGGCGGGGGCGGTGCCCTGTACGTTCTGGGTGCGGTACCACTGGATCGCGCCCTTCAGCAGCAGGTTCACGTTCGGGTTCACATACAGGATGCGGCCCGTGCCGGGAACGTTGTGCTCAGTCATCATGACCATCATCTTATCGAAGTAGGTCAGGACGTTGGCGGTGGACAGGGCCGCAGACAGCGGGACACGGCCCAGAGCGATCCAGTCAGCATACAGGGTGCTGATCAGGTAGCGGTCCATCTCCGGGAACTTCTCCTGCTCGTTCATCTGGCGGGTGATGTTCTGAATGGTCAGGACCTGATTGGTCTCGTCGATGTCCAGCGGATGGATGAAGTCATCCCACTTGCGATGATTGCGCAGGGTCAGCGGGGTCCACTGGTTGCTGTGGCGCTGCTGGCGGCTGGACAGGGCGGTGATGTTGTTGCGGTTGGCGTCCACACGGCCGGAGACAGAAACACTCGGTACCATGATGGTGTGGGAGCCGTTCTGCAGCCACTTGTAGTCGCCCTCCTGCTTGCGGGCGTACAGAGCGCCGAAGCGGAGCATGTATGGGTAGGCCTGCGAAAGAGCCTGCGCATAGTAGGTCGCATAATTGGTCGCCATGGATTATTTCACTCCTTCTTCACGAAATGGATTCGGTTCTATTTCTTGGGTACTTCGCGGATGGGCGTAAATCCGAAGTCGAACATGCCGGCCGGATTGCCGCCCTTGCCACCTTCGCCGTTATTGCCGTTCAGGTTCCTCGTGAAAGAGGGAAAGCCGGGGTTCCTGCCAGCCGGGTCGGTGTTGCCGTCACCCTCTGCCGCGAATGCGTCAGGCGACGTCTTTTTGAGCTCTTCCAGCCATTCCTTGCCACCCTGAAACACACCATTGTCCAGCTTGAAACTCTTGGCGCGGAACTGGTTGATCGCGGCCTCTCTGGCAAGGTTGGAGGAGAATTTCACGTCAGCGAAAAACTTCTCCGTAGCGGCAGCGGTTTCAAACTCAATCCTCTGGTCATCAAGTTTCTTCTGGAGGTCGGCGGTATCGGTGTTGTACTTGGTCTGAAGCTGTTCAAGCTGCTGCTGGAGTCCTGCTCCAGCTTCGGAGGATTTGCGCAGGTCGGCGATGTCCTTGTCCCTCTGGGTGATCTGGCCCTTCAGGCCCTCGATCTCAGTGTCCTTGGCTGTCACCTGCTGCTGGAGGTTGGCGGCGTCGCCCTTGGCGGCCTCAACATCCTTGCCGTTCTCGGCCATGATCTTATCGATCACGTCCTTGCTTTCAATCCCCAGTTCAGTCAGAAATTCCCTTTTCATCGGTCTGATCTCCTTTCTTGGTTCAGCTACGCTTTTTGTACGGGGTCGCTCCCCGTGCTGGTCTCCGGTTTACGTCCGGTGGCCTTGTCGACATATGAAAAAGGCGGCCCGTCGTGTTTGGACCGCCCTTTCATCGGGTGGATGGTTTTCGGGGTCTGGCGGCCTTTGTCGCCGTCGCCTCGTTGTGGGTAGGGAAATAGTCGTCCCCACCACAAAAACCGTTATTATAGAGTTTTATAGAGTCTGGCGCACATCCTGAAAGAATCATCCGGCTTTTCGGTTCGCCCAGACCGCTTTCCCGGACACGCTGCGGTTGAACCCATAGACGAGAAGCCTCTGCCGGTCCTCCGTGCGGTTGGTCTCCTGACAGAATGCGGAGAGAGTGGCTTCGCGGCGCTTCAGCTTGACGGACGCCCTCGTGAAGTCCTGACGGAGCAGGCCTCGAAGATCGTCGTCAGCTTCTTCCATGGCCGCGTTGAGCGTGACACACTCTCGACGTGCTTCCCTGACCTGCCTCTCGTAGTAGCGTTGTTCCTGCGATTCCTCGTAGACCTGTTCCTCGGATTTCCCCAGCGGCGCGGACGGGTCGCGTCCGAAGGTCGGAGCAGACACGCCCTCGAAATATGGGTAAAACGAATGATAGCAGTTCCAGCCACAGAGGCCGTCCCCGGCTCCGTAGTCGGTGGAGGCGTAGAAGTCGGCATATTTGGGATGCTTGCCAGACCGGGAATAAATCTGCCCCTGCCATTCTGCGTGTGTTGGTCTGGCTCCGGCGTGGGCCGTGACCTCCACGAGGTCGCATTCCATTTCGTCGGCCCGCATGAGTTGGAGTTCAGCGGTCGTCTGGTTCAGGCCGGTGATCATGGCGCGGCGTGCGGCCACGTCCAGATGATCGACCTTGCCGGACGGGTATGCAATCCCCTGATACCCCTGTTTCCCCAGATCGTTGACAACTTGGCGCAAAGCCTGATCCGGGGAGTAAGCCCCGGAAATGACCTGCATGTATGCCCGGTCGAGGCTGTTTTCAAAGGCGTGGGTCGCGGTGTTGGCCGTGGTGCCGGTCATGTTGGACATGACGCCCTGCGTCCTGTTGATGCCGGCCATCATGACCTCCTGCATGGCAAGGGACGAAGCAATGTTCGTCGGGGCCTTTCCGGCCATGCGATAGATTGCATCGTCATACTCCAGCGCGTTCGAGCAGCCGTCGAGCATGGCGGCCCGCATGACCTTATAGGAATCCCGGTCGGCCCTCTTGACCATCTGGGCGATTGCAGCATAGGCGGCTTGCGATTCCTTCAGCTTTTGCATCTGCCATCTGGCCGTATAGGTCAATTTGCCGGTCTTGGCAAGTCGTCGGGCAATGTCCGCGGTGATGTCTGAATCAAGTTGCGAATAAAGCGCGGCGTAACCGCTGGCGCAGTCGGACAGGTAGGCCGGGGAAAGCATGATTCATCGCCTCCCCGGTGCTTATTCGTTCCCGTCGCCGTTGCCATCCTCGATGTTGTCCCCGTTGGCCGGGTTCTCCGTCAGGTAGCGGTTGCGGCGTCGGGAGAACGTCATCATTTCATCGTCAGAGAATGATCTGTCGTTCATGGCGGCGATGGCGGCCTTCGCGTCCTCCTCGGATTCACCATACCATTTCTTGCGGTATTCCCACTTTGCCATCAGGCCGTCGCTGACCTCCTGCATGTCCCGCATGCGTTCGGCTTCAGCGTCCACGATGATGGAGTCGTCCCACACGAAATTCAGTTCGTACTCTCCGGCCGGTGCCAGATTGTAGAGGGTTGCAAGGTCGTCGATGACCCCGGCCAGTTCTTCGAGTGCAGCCTGCAGCGCCCTTTGGATCGTGGACACGGTGGAATATGTGCGCTGCTTGCTGTTGATGATTTCGGTCGCGGTCTTGGCCTGTTCGTTCACGTCGGAGAAGGTGCCGCGGGCGATGCCAGAAACGTCCTCGATCCTCTGGAGAATCTTATTCAGGCCGTTGTAATAGTTTTCGTCGCGCAGGTCCGGGTTGTAAACATCGAAAGCGCCCTTGTCGGTGGTCTTGGGGTCAAGGTTCGTCCTGCGGTAGAGCCTTTCAAAGCCCTCCGGCAGGACCGGCAGACCGTTCGCCAGCTTCTTAAAGGCGTCATCGGAGGCGTGGACGGCCATTTCACCCGCATGGTATTCCCACGAAAGCCTCTGCCACTGTTTGTCCGCTTCTTCGATCAGGTTGTCCTTGTCGGCGCGAGCGAAGACAGAGACGCCCAGCAGGGAATCATCATCGACGACATTGCCCTGCGGGATCTTGAAGTAAGCGAACAATGGGCGGTCGGAGTTGATTTCAACGCGCGGCTGAATCTCGGCCCATTCCGGGACATCGGTCAGCGAAATCGGGGAGCCGATGTCGTTCGCGTTGCCGTGGGCGCGGTATGCCTGATTCGTGATGATCAGCTTGTCGTCCACGAGTTCGTGATGCTCCACGCGGATGAAGGTATACTCTCCAGACCGTTTCCGTTCGATGAACACCGCGCCGGTGATTTTCCCGCGCGGGTTGAAGGTGGTCGGGTAGAAGTCGTCAGCGTTGACCACGTTGATAAAGACCTTGCCGTCGTCGATGTAGGGCTTGAACACCACCCCGCCGAATGCGCAGGCGTATTCGGTGCGGATCGGCAGCGCCTCCAGCAGGGGCTTCAGGCTGTCCTCGATGAACTGTGCCCTCGGGTTTAGGGTCGGCGGTTGGTTTGGGTCCTTCGGTTTCGGAGTGTCGTCCGTGACTGTGATCTGTGCCTCGTTCGTGACAAGGTTTGCGATCACCTGCGCGAGTGCCGCAGGCAGACCCAGCGAAAGAGGGTTTTTCATCAGCCATGGGGCCTCCTGCCGGTAAAGTGCTACCCATCGGGTGATAGCCTTTGCCATGTCGTCGGTGATGACGGTCCTCGGCATGTTGGCCTGCTCATATACGGTGCGTCCAAACATTCTCCCTGTCACGCTCCTTATCCATGATTTGAATTTCTCAAACAACAGCACTCCCTCCAATGCGATTATGTGATTAGGTTGCGCCGGTTCCGTTCAATGGACCGTTCAAACGCTTTCAGAACGAGCGTGTTCGCGGCCCCATCGTTGTCCCGTTCGGTCTTGTCCTCTTTCCACTGTGCGATCATGAAAGCCTCTTGCAGTTCGGTGGTGTCCTCCTGTGAGAGGATCAGCTTCCGGCCTGACATGGTGGAGAGGGTTAAAGAGATCATGTCCTTCTCCGGGATTTCGACGGTCGTTCGGATGGACGCGAATATCCCGTTCGCCTCCATGCGGGTCTTGATTGTGCGGTACAGAATATCGTTGTCCCCGCCGACAACGATGTACTCAGGTTGCTTGCCTGTCTGTATGGCGACCATCTGGCAGAATTGGAGCAAGGCCGCCGCGATTTCGTCCGGCGTGGCGTTGTTCGGGCATTCATGAGATGCGACCGCGTAGACCTGCGCCGCGCCCATCGAAAGAGCAGAGGCGACAAAGGACGTTCCGAACGATGTCGATTCGGAGGCCACGCCGACCGTGACGGATTCGACGAGGCTGCCGACGACGGGATCCTTCATGCGGTTCTCCAGAATGGTCCTCGGGAGTTGGTATGCCTCCGGGGCCTCTGTGTACGGTCGATAGATGATGCCGCCGCCAGAGCCGAACAGGCGATCCAGTAGCTTGATGGCCTGATCCGCTGCGTCCACATCGTCGTCGTGGGCCGCGTTCGGGAATGAGACAAATTCTTCGATGAAGTCGTGAATCCACGGAGCGATTGAAGGGTCCGGCAGGTAGATGTTGCCGCCCTCCAGATACGGGACGATGTATTGAGCGCGGGCGATCTTGCCGCCGTCCGGCTTTATAGGGATGATGCCGGAGACGGTATTCTTCAGCAGTTCGATGACCGCGGCGCCGTTGGCCGCTTCTTCGATGCCCTTGGCCCTCGCGCTTGGGTGCTTGGCCTCCAGCGCCCGGATTCCCTGCATCGTGTCCATGATTCCCATTCGGTCGTGTACGCGATCCATCAGGTAGTAGTTCGGACCCTTCTTTCCCCAGACGTGACCGGCCACAAAGTCGTTGTCCTCGGCCTCTTTGAAGGTGCAGTCCCACGACTGTACCATCTGGGAGATTCCATCAGGCAGCGCCGTGTAATACCTGAAATGCTTGCGCTTGAACATGCCGCCCTCCATCGGGGCGGGGCGCTGTTGGTATAGTCCGGCGAAAGCATAGGAGCCGATGCGGGCCTTTTGCTTGCGGACCCACTCTTCATCATAGCCGTGTTCAGGCCATAGGGCTTCGCCTATCTGACGGCCCAGCAGGTCGTCAGGGCTTTCAGCTATGGCGGGCAGGGCCACGATGTCCCAGTCCTCGACTTCTTCGACGTATTCGGGATTCAGGAGGCGGCCGCAAAGGTCGTCCTCGTGCCACCTGGTCATGACGATGATGATCGACCCTCCCGGATGGAGTCGGGACAGGAACGTGCTTCGATACTCGTCCCAGATATAATCCCGCATGGTCTTGGAGTCGGCCTCTTTGCGGTTCTTGATCGGGTCGTCAACTATGAGCAGGTCGGCACCTTCGCCGGTTGCCGCGCCTCCGAAGCCGACCGAGATCATGCCGCCGTTCTGGTCTTGCAGGTCCCAGTTGGACGCGGTGGCGTTGATGTCGGAGAGGGACAAGCCCCATAGAGCGAATCCGAATTCCTGCATTTTGGTCCGGTTCTTTCGACCGAACTTCTTGGCAAAGTTGTCGTTATAGCTGGCCTCCATGACACGCAGGTCCGGGTGCCTGCCGAGAAAGTAGGACGGAAAAGTCTCCGTCACAGCCATGGATTTCCCGTGCTGCGGCGGCATCCAGATCATGAGGCGCTGCTTCTTCCCAGCGGTCACCTCGTCCAGCTTTGAGCATATAAGGCGGTGATGTCTGCCCGGTATCCATGATCCATGATGGACGTGTTCGCAGTAGCGAACATATTTGCGTCTGGCCCATGCTGCATCAATTTCTGCCTTTGATGCGATGGGGAGACCTCCGGCCATCTGGTAAAAGGAATTGTTCATTCATCGTCGCCTCCGGCCTGTTCTTCCTCTGGGGTGAACTTGGCACAGAGCGCTTCATACTGGGCCAGTTCGTCGTCTGTCATGGTGTCCAGAGTGCGGCGCAGGTCGAAGATGTCCGACCCGGCTCCCTGTACCTTGTCCAGCCCGACGCGCTGTTCCCCCTCGATGATCCTGATTTGATTCAGGCGGGCCGTCTGGGTCTCGCCTATGGCGTTGAACATGAATTCAGCGGCCTTTCGGTCGCCCTTCACGGCACGGCTCATGATGGAGATCAAAATCATCCTCTGGTTCGTCATGTCCTCGCCGTATGGGATATTCATCTTCTTGTACGCCATTTTGAGTTCCGGCGTCAACTTCGGATGCAGGGACATGAGAAATTCGGCGTCCTCGGCCAGAGCCAAACGCTCCCGGCGTTTCCTCTGGGTAGACCGGCCGCCCTTCCGACCGTTTTCCACCGCTTGCGCACCGCTTTTGAACTGCGTCGCCTCCCGCTTCTCCCATCCCTTTTCGAGGTTTTTCAAGCTGTTTTCGCTGACCACTTCACCACCTCATTTTGAGGGTATAGAAAAACAGGAAACCCTCTGACGGCCCTGCCTGCCCTTGTGAGGCCTGCTTCTCCGCTGGAGGGTTCCCGTTCAGTCCGATTCGGTTGTCGGCCTCATTTGGCCTATTATACGATCTTATATAGATACATACACCACATAGGTATGTATTATATATAATATATTACTATTACGATCGGTGACCATTTTTGCCCCGGTCAAGCTGCCACACCCTGTACAGGTGGGTGATTGCCAGTGCCCCGTTTAGAAACCAAACGGAAAAGGCCCCGATCCAGACCCCATATACGGCCATCATGATCGAGCCAACGGCGTCCACGATTCGGAGTTTGCGTTCTCCCTTCATCATGCCAGAAATGAGGATGACGACGGAGGCGGCCAGTCCGAGCAGTTCAGCCCTATCCTTCATTCGTGGTCACCACTTCATCCCCATGCCGGAAATGATTCCGGGCCAGATACAGGAACGGGGTGTCGCATAGGCCGATGATGCACTCCAGCAGGCAGGTCGCAAGGCCCATCGAAATGATCTGGCTCATGGTGAATACCCCGCCAAAGGCCAGTATGTAGAACAGGAAATTCTCGAGGCAGTTGCACAGGATGGTCGAAACATTGTTTCTCAACCAGAGGTATTTCCCGCCCGTCAGTTCCTTGATCTTGGAGAACAGCAGGACATCGCACCAGTTGGAGATAAAGTACATGACGGCGCTGGCCGACGTGATCCGCAGGCTCATGGTGAAAAGCCTCTGTATGGCCGGGTCAGCGGTGTCCAGCCCGGACGGGTTGTACAGTCTGCAAAGCTGGCTCAATGCTATGAGGCAGAAATCCGCGAACAGGCCCAGCCATACGCCCTTCTTGGCGGCGGTCTTGCCGTAGCATTCGGAGAGGATGTCAGTCGCAAGGAATACGGACGAGAACATGACGTGACCAGCGGCCAGATTCAGGCCGAACAGGGTCATGTTCTTGGCCTCGAAGATATTAGCGAACACGGTCGCCATGGCGATCCATGCGTAGACGCCGACCTTTCCGAATGCCTTTTTTGCAATCAGCAAGAGGACGAAAGCGACGAGAATTTCCAGAATGAGGATCAGTTCATTGTTCATGGTAAATCATTACACTCCTTTTCGTTTTGTGTCGGGGGACGATGCCATCCTCCAGACATTGCAGTTTCGGGGAATTGTTGCTTCTCGAAGGGTTCTTCCACAGTCTCCTTCTAACCAATGACCTTTTTCATGGTCTGCTCAGCCTCCTTTCTCGTCAGTCTTGGCTCCCTGCGGCCCGTTCATATTCCCGCTTGTGCAGGAAAGCCGAGATATAATAATTCGAGTAATAGTCCAGCCGCTTCTCGGTGGGTTCAATGCCGCAGGTCGTCAGGGTCTCGACGACGGCCTTTGTACACATCTCCTTGATCTCGGGGCGGATTGTCTTCACGTGGTTTCCGAGAATCCGACCGAAGCGGTTGACCGCCTGCCAGCTTGTGGAGTCTGCCGTCGTGCAGAAATTGCAGCGCTCCAGCATCTTGACCTCCGTACAGCCCAGCAGGTGAATCTTTATATCCGGCTTGCGGTTCTTGATGTAACAGGCAAGCCTATATAAACGTCCTCCTTGTAGGTCTTGCGCTTGACGATGCGTAATTCCGGGACGCTTATTGCGATGTAGTCCGAGAACTCAATCAGGCGGTCAAGGCCGCGATTGCCGTCTTCGTAGTGAAAAACGTTGATGATCTGGTTCGGTACGGCCTCCCTGAACAGCCTGCGGAATTGCCATGCCTCGTCAACTCCGAGCACCTTCTGACAGTCGCATTCGACACATGCGGACTTGATGCCGTTCGTTTTGATAAAGTCGATCATGGCGTATTGCCAGCGCAAAAGGAATTCCTTGTCACGCTTGCCTTTGTGGGCGCCGAACATCAGCGTAAAAAGGCCGGAGTCCATGATGCTATGCTTGGCGAATTTTTCGATCTCCGCAGGTGGGAAAAGGGTCTTGCAGGTGATGGGATAGCCTTTGATCCCGAACTGTTCCGAAATGAACGGAAAGCAGGTAAACAGGAAATACTTCACGCCGGCCTTGCTGGCGATCAGCGAAAAATCGATTTGTTCTGACCCGGCGAAATGGACCTTGATATTATCGCCCAGCATTACAGACACCCCCTGTATGCCGCCCCGCCTCCGTCGCCGTCCTCTCTGACGACGACGTGCTGACAATGCGGATAGAACTTCAGCAGTTCCCGGGCGATTTCGAAGCAGGAACGGTCTCCGAATTCAGCCGGGTCTCCGTATGTGTCCCGGAAATAGGCCGCGACCTGGTGCTGCATGGACACGTTGTCCACAGCAGTCCCGTCATGCCTCGTGTCGAATCCACATTCGACCGTGAAGGTGTGACGGTGACGGTCCTCCAGATAGGCCAGATACTTCGGAGGGTCCGGCGAGCGATGAAAGCCCTCGATTCGATTGACGGTCAGGATGGACATTTTCATTTCTCGAATACCTCCCCGCAATAGGGGCATTTATACTGACGGACCTTTTTCTGCTTGGCCCCGTCGTCCTCGTCGTCGTCCTCAAAGAAGGAATCGACGGCGGCGTCCATGCTTTGGGTCAGCTTTTCGATCTCGTCCTCGGCGAACGATGTTTTCGGGAGGTCATAGCCTGCATCTTTCAGGCGCATGAACAGGTCGCGGAGTTTGGGCTGATCCCACATGTTCCCGATCTTGTTCAGGGCCAGATTGATGCGCTTCTCCTGTTCCAGCGAAGCGTCGATCACCAGACACATGCATTCCTCCACGCCGCCGTCCAGCAGGACCTTGCGCCTCTGGTTCCCGCCGACCACATTGCCGGTCTGCTTGTTATAGACGAGAGGCTGCAGCAGGCCGTGATTGATGATCGAGGCCCTGATCTGCTGGTATTCTTCATCTTCGGGCTGGAGGTCGGTCCTCGGGTTGTACGGGGCCGGTGTCATATCGGCCAGCCGCATCCTCTGATAGGTTCCAGTCGTGAGGATCCTCGCAATCAGGTCAACGTCCTTTTTAGACACGGTTTTCACGCTCCTCGAATTTCTTGCCGCAGCAGGGACATTTGACCATCGCGGGCTTTTTCTCCGGCTCCAGATCAAAGTCGAAAATATCATTGTCGGTCAGGTTGCCGAAGCCGGAAAGTACATGATCGATCTCGTCGGGATCGTAGCCGATTTCCTCGGGATCGAGGTCGTCAAGGTCCATTCCCTCAAACATGGCCTGCAAAAGGTCGTCCTCGAAATTCCCGTGCGCCCGGTTCAGGGCGAGGTTGGCCGCCATCTCGTCCTCTCTGGACTTGTCGACCACGGCGACGATGCAGGATTCCGCTCCCATTTCGGTCAACACTTTCCAGCGCTGTTCGCCGCCGACGATGTTGCCGGTCCTCTTGTTCCAGACGATGGGCTGCAAAAGCCCGTTCTTCTGGATGGACTTCTTCAAACGCTCATATTCGATATCGCCCGGCTTCAGGTCGAAACGGGGATTGTATTCGGCGGGGTGCATGTCCGCGAGTTTGACTTCCCTGTATTCGGCCTCCTGCAGTATGATCTTTTCAAGTTCCACGGTGTCACGCTCCCTTATTTCGATGCACGAAAAAAGAAGCCGCTCACCGGCTCGTCGGCCCGGTGGCTGCTTCTCTTGACGAATATAATTCTACCATGGAAATTTCGGGTTGAAAAGATATATAAACGGGTCACTTTCATAACACTTTTTGAACACTTTTCGATTCATGGCATCCGGCCACCTTATAGAGCCGGTCAAGGGACGCCTTATAGATTTTCTTGATCCCCTGCCTGCTGTACTCTATTCCAAACAGCTTCTTATAGCCGTAAATGATCTCCCGCCATTGCATCTGATCTATGGCCTTGCGGCGCAAGATGAATTCCTGCTTCTCGTTGAGAGCCTGCAGAAGGGCGTTCACGCGGTCGACGGGGTAGGACCTTTCCCGTCGTTCCATGGTAAGTGTTCGCATGTCCTCGGCGATGTCCTGCATATGTGACGGGATTCGTCCCGCTGCCATATCGAGGCCCACCCGGCCGGTCGGGTCGCTGGTCTTCGTCCCTCTCGGCATGCCGGTCAGTACGGAGGTCGTAGAGACCGAATCCTCGACCATCGTTTTGCTCATGATGTCATAGAGGTCTCGGAGGTTTGACAGTTCCGTGTCAATGAGGGCCACGCGGGCAGAGTTCTCCCGGTAGTGATAC